ACTCATCTGTAATCGTGTTAGTTACCACTGTTGGTCCAAACAACGCGTAATACTTTGGAACTCCCGTTGCGGTGGAGGAGGGATAGACTTCCCGCATGAAGTTGACATCTTTATCAATCAAATAAGTGTATTCCCCATTGTTGATAATTGCCATTGAATAAACTGACAAAAAATCGGAAGGGCACGACAAGTATTTATTACCGGAAGTCAAACTTCCTGTGACGTTTTTCCGCAAATTAGCGGGCTGCGCAAAATTGTAAATGCGCTGCTCCGTCTGCCTTGTAAAAGTGGCATAGTCCGTCGCAGTAAATTCATTCTGCGTATAGTCTGCAACCGCTTGTTTGAGTTCCGTGTAGTTCATGTGATCGTCACCGTCACTGATGAAATTGTTCCTTTTGCCGTCAGGGGCTTTGCCACAGGAGCAGGTTGCATACCTATGCTGCCAATCGTTGAATCACCACCATTCCACAACGAAATCAGCACCGTCTGTACCCCATCTGGTCTTGGCTCGTACACTGCAATCGGCTCGTTTATCCCACGTTTAGGCTCAAGTTGTGGGTGCTTTGGTTCGTAGCACTCCTGACAAACTTTAAAGCCCGTCCACTCCTTTTTCAACTCCTTCAGAAAGTACTGTTGGCCACATCTGTCACAGATGGCTTGCGAGGCTTTACCGACCGCATAACCCGCCATACTAGTACCCCAAATCAGGCGTCAAATATACGCTTGCAATATCCCTGTCCTCTTGCGCCGCACGTGCAAACTCTTCTTCGTAGAACTGCTTGAGCATAACTGTGCGCTCCGGTGCTTTCTTGAGCGACATGTAATAGGCAAGGCCCGCCGCGAGGCAAGGCAGAAACCGAAATACTACATCCGAAGTATTTGTATATGCCCCTACGTCCTCTATACGGCGAACGGCGTAGTAACGAAAGATATAGGGCTCTGTGTTATCTGGTGCAGGATACACAAACAGTTTGGGCGAAGTAGTACGCTGCACATAGTACTGAGCAGGACGCGCTTGTGTGTTTTTATCGGGAAGATGCAGGTATTCGTTCTGGCTGATACGATCAATCGTAATATCCTGCTGCGTCTGGCCAGAACCTGTGCGAATCACCGCAGAAAGCACATTGACCGTATCTGATGGAAGCGTGTACTCCGCTTGACCATAGACCATAGATACCTGACGCTGTTCAATAGTCCAAAGATTTAGACCACGATTAGCCCACTCAAGGAACAACAGGTTCAAAGACCGTCTCGCGGTCTTCATGTCATAGCCATCACGGTTCTCAAGACCGCAACGCTCATACGCCTCTTCAATCAGGTCATCAAACTCTAAATTGAAGGTTGTTGTTCCTGAGGTTGCCATTTAGCACCCTTTGCCTTTTTTAGCCATGCCACCGGAAGCGTAACGTGTACCCTTTGAGCCCCCAAACTTACTTTGATTAAGCCCTGCTTTCCCACTATGCTTGACGTTCGGTGTCTTGACTTCTTTAATCATCTTGCCAATGTCGGGGTCACGGCGGCTTGGCGTAACTGCATCGCCCACACGATTGACCGTTCCACCTTTTTGAAACTCCATACCTTTACTGGTACGGCTGAACTTCTTTGCCACCTTAGTAGGAATGCCAACCTTTTTCGCAAAAGCTGGATTATGCGCGGCGGCGTCCATCAGCTTCTTTTGTTTCGCACTCTTAGCTGGCATTTTTTGCCTCCATTAGACGATCAATTTTTGCATCCAAACGATCTAGGCGATCCAAAACGCGATTAATATCGGCATGAACCTCTGTTTTTGTCACATATTCCTTGGCAATCTCCTCCCGCGTACGATTCAACAAGATTTGAATACGCTGAAGTTCTGCCGATTTTTCGTGCATTATCCATCCGCATACCGCAACCAGTATGGATAAAAGCGCGTTCCACAGTACCATTTCCATTTAGCATTTCCACCGTTTTCTGGCCTGACGCAACCGACTATCTGGATCTGCCGCTGCTTTCGGGAATTTCTTCATCTGCCCCTCACTGCGGGCGCAATATGATTTACGGCGTTCAGCACGTTTTCCCGAAGGATTGTCCTCCGTAACCGCAGTTTGTAGCTTACTGCCGGGGTTCGCCCGGCGATACGCCGCTACGCCCTGCTTGGTCATACCTGCCCCGGTCTTTGTCGAGCGAAAATTGCCCGACTTGACCGAGGTAGCTATCGGCTTTTCCTTACGGGAGGCCATGACTTAGCAAATGCGAGTCTTCTTGCCACGTGCTGCGCCATTGCCACGGGACTCAACCATGCCACCACTGGCATAGCCCATAGCCATTTTCTTACGTGGGCTGACGTTGCCAACTGCACCGCCTTTGGCATAGCCCATCATGCCGCCACCCATCTTCGACATAGGCATGGAATCCATGCTGTACATGTCGTCACCTGCCATGCCTTTTTTGGTGGATTTGGCCATTTTCATGCCTTTGTCCATCGACATGCCTGATTTCTTACGCTTTTTGTTCATCTTCATCATCATGATCTGCCCCTTATGCCCAGAAGAATGTTGCCGAAATAACCGTTGTTAGATCAGCATATGCACCATTTTTAAACAAAATACCGTCCTCCGGCAGCGACATGTAAATGGCGCTACTGCCCGCAGGAACGTCTATTCTGTAGAGAACCGTGCCACCGTCGCCATCAGTAATTTTCACATTGCCTACCCCGGTATCAGGGGAGATATATACCCCCTTTATTCGGGTACGGCCCGTGAAAATAGCACCATCTGTTGTCCGATAGGTACTCTGTATATCGCTCATGTATCCCATGGCGACCTCCTAATTAGGCAGCGGTTGTAAACGTGATCGATGCGGCCAAAGTGCAGAATGCGTAAGCAAACCAGCTTGTGCCGTCACTGATCAGTTCTACACGGTCACCAGCGACAGAGGAACTTGCCACAAAGGTAATAGTGTCATCGCCTGTGCCAGTATCGCCCGCAGCGCCAGCTGCGTTGTACTGCTGGCCTACGATGATGTTTGCGCCACCGTTTGTGACTACGGTGTAAGCAGTGCCAACTGGAGCGGCTTTTACGATAAACGTAAAGCGAAGACCAGAAGCTGGCAATGGAAGCGTTGTAGCAAACTCAGTTGCCGAATTCAAAAAAATTGTCTTTCCGCTATCCGCGGCAGTCAAAGTGCTTGCAACAGTTGAGGTAGATACAGCGATAGGGCCCAGAAAGCCATTTTCAGAAATAACTGGACCGTTGAAGGTAGTATTTGCCATGAAGATATCCTCACATGCGAGTTAAAGCATATCTGTCTGCATGTCGTCAGCCGGGTCTGTCAGATATGCCGGAAAAGTCCCGGAATACGTTGAATATACACTATTGCCAGTAAAAGAAAAGGGGCCCGAAGGCCCCTTTTCTCGTTTCCCCCATTAGGCTGGGGTGTAGCCTTCCGAACCCCAAATTGCGCGGGGATCTGACCAGCCGAACGAATAACGCTCACGGGCCTTGTAACGGACGTTGCCGGTATCAAAGTCGCCTTCAAAGGCAGTCTTGATTGCGGAACGCTGGAACATCTTCAGGCCGTTAGGAGCATCGGTCATCAGGAACCATGCATCTGGATCGGTCAGGAAGTGGTTAATGAAGTAGCCTTCAGGAACCATGCCCATTGACTTGACAGCATTGATATCGTTATCTGCTGTTCCGGTACGCAGGGTCGATTTCATCAGGCGTTCTGCGGTAAATTGCAGTTCCTTAGGAATGACCATGCGGCGAACAGTCAAAGCGACCTTCAAGCCACGTTCGTCGGTGAAACCCGCGACATCGATAATGCCCTGCTCAAGCGAGGTCTCATTCAGGTCAGCTGCCGTAGTTGGCACGTTGCTGAAGTTAGGACCCAGTGCGGTTGGGTGTGCGTTGTTGCACAGCGACACGCCGTCACCGCCGTTATAAGCGCCAGTAGTGTTGAACGCATTGTTCAGCACAGAAGCGGCTTTAACTTGCTTGGTGTAGGACATCGAACGAGCCAGTGCCTTGGTGTAACGACCCGACAGACGGTCATAGAGGTTATCCTCGATGGCCTCTTCAGTCAGCGCGAACGCCAGAGCGATGGTTTCGTGGGTATAACGAGCAGTGAACGATTCCTGTGCTGCGTCATAGTTGACACCAGCGCCTTCGTTCTTAATCGGGGCTTCGCCGAAGCCGGTCAGCATGACCTCTTCTTCAAAAGCACGATCAGACGATTCAACGGAAAAGATTGCAGTGTGCTCGTTTTCGTAGCGGTTGTACTCCATACCGAACAGCGCGTTCAGGCCGGGCTCTAGTTCTTTTACAAGTTGCGAACGGGAAATAGCCATTATTTATCTCCTTAGGAGGCCTGACCGGCTACACCGGCGCTGCCATATGAATGCTCGTTGATCTTCACAACCATGACCGCGTACTCGCCCATTGTATTGCTTGGTGTGTTGTACAAACCAATAATTTTCAGGGAAGTAGCAGCAGTTGCCGTAGGAGTACCAAAAGTCAGGTTCGACACACCAGTGATGGTGCTGCCAGTGGTACCAGTGCTGATAGGCGCATTCAGGCCAATGCTTGCCTGAGTTGGAGTGCCCGCTGCTTGAACGATGAACAACTGGTTTGGATCATCCAACACTTCAGCCAAAATCTGGCCAGTAGTGATGTTGACCGAGCCGGGATAGTAGTTACTCCAAGTTGGCTTGCCGCTGGTTGGGTCAACATAAGTGCAGCCGTTAAATACGCCGACAGCCGAACTATGTGTTGCTTCAACAAACTTGACCAGATAACCAGCAACTACGGTGACTAAGTCACCTTGGTAAATTGCACCAGACTGATTGTCATTGATCACGTAGCTGTACTGCTTTTGTGCGCCGGTGGCGGACAAATTGCCGAGTGGACGAAGTCCAAAGGGCTTGTTTACGTTTGCCATAAATAGCTCCTAAAGGGTTATGTAGTCTTAACGACTACCAAAAGTAGTGCGAGAGCTCCGTTCTGGAGCCTGAATACGCATAGTCGAGTGCGCGTTTTCACGCATCAACTCGTTGTCTACTGCATTGATCTGTTCTCTTGCCTTACGGTTGTAGTGAGCATTGCGTTCGGCAAGAGTCTCATTAGGGATACGTGCCAAAAGCAAGCCACCGACAGAAATCACGCCCGCATGTTTACCATCTTCGATGGTAGGTAGCGTATCGCGATATTCTTCGGGCAGTTCTTCATTACGGACCAATTCATAGCCCTCACGAAGTCTGCCAAAAACGTGCTGTTTGTCATCGAACCCATTGATCTCTGACCGAATCCAGCGATGCTGGAAACCGGCAGGTGCTGGAGGGGCATCCAAACGCGAAGGAGGTGCCCAAGGCTTGCGACGCGCTTCTTTCTCACGGGATGCGCGAGGGGCGCGGTCGATAGTAAGTTTATCTTGGCTCATTTATTACTCCTTTACGTATTTGGCATATTCCTCGAGCGGAACACCCAATTTCTTTGCAATAGCAACTTGACTCGGTGAAAGCTTCACCGTCCTGCGTGCACTATTTACCCCGGAACTACGGGAAGCAGGTGCAACGGCTGGCACGTTCGACCGTTGTCTGTTGTTGGTTGAAGCAGCCCGGAACTTGTTTGGAAACTCGTTCCGAATCCTGTTATCTAATTCAGTATAGTACTCGTC